TGATCACAAGTCTGCCAACCGTCTCAAGTCTCATGAAGGCGCCCCTCGCCTCCCTCACCACAAGGTTACTGCTCTCAAGCGCCACCCAACGCGAACTTTCATCAAGCACCTTCTCTCTTTGAAGGTTACTGGTGAAAACTGCCCCGTCTTTGACCGTGCTTCCATCGTTGATTCTTTCATCCCCGTGTTTATGAAATTCGTGCCTTCTCTTCAGGAGAAGACCGCTTTCTCACTCGCTCACATGTGTATGGATGCACCCACCAAAGACACCGTTGATCGTGCTGTTCTCAAGTTCCGCCTACCAGTCCCCGTGATGAGCCTTCGTTCTTTCCGTGCTCGCCTCGACCGTGTTCTCTCTCCCCTCATTCCTTCGGCCATTGATTATCAATCAATCACTGACCGTTGTTGGAACACCCTTCGAAACCTCCCTGAGTACGGTAAAGCAGTTTCGACTTTCCACAAGGCTGCCCATCTCATTCGCCACTTCGCTGCACTTGCTGCAGATGTCTCACCACAACAGTTTGTTTCAGATTTCAAAGCACTCTGGCAATCTCAACTGGCTGAAGACCTTCTCATCAAGTTCAACCCTCGCCTTGGTCGAAACTCTCGAAAGAACCGCGTTCCAACGCTCGCCTACCGTGCCCCTCAATCTGTGATCGATACAGATGAGGAACTCGCCACTGCTTATCAGTTCTTTGATAACATTGGTAAACGCCCCGCCAATCTTGACCCTCCCAGTGCTAAACGCGCCTATGATATACTCAAGTCCCTTCCTCCTCAAGCCGAAGGTCTCTTCGATGATTTTATCTCAATCATCAAGAACGCCTTCGACAACGGACTGTTTGAGTTAACCATGGGTGTAATTGCTGTTTTTGTTGCTCGTTCTACCACCGGTGTTTCTAACCAGCTTGCCACTGCCGTAGGAAGTTTCTTCCTCGGTCGCGGCGCTGCCAAATTCGCCCTCCGCAACTACCACAAGATTGGTCTCTGGCTGGAAGAAGCCCTTAACCTTTCTCAGTCGACTCTCAATATGCTGGTCAACATGCTCGCTCGTCTCATCAGGTGGGCCATGCAATACATCCCCTCTTTCATTACGGATGTGTTCCAAGGCCTCAAACCTGTTGAGCGAGTTACTCTTGACTTTGCTCGAGAAGTCGACCCTCTTCCCTTGTACATCTTCCACCGCCGCATCGTCGACTCCTACGACCCTGAGGAGTTCGAATCCCTCAGAGATAGTTACCTACAAGGTCGTGCGATCCCCACCCTCAAGCAGCAATGCATTGAGGACGCCGATCTTTACAGTAACTACCTTCCCCCGAGCTTTAAAGCCCAATTCCCATCAGATTTTAAGTTCAATTCTACGTTTGGACTTAAGTCCGTTGCTAATGCTTCTCGCTCACCCGGACCCGTCATCGTCGTTGATCGTGTCAATCTCAAGTACTTTTATGCCGCCTATCTCAAGTTTGGCTGCTCCTCAACCAGACAAGACTTCGGCTCAGATACTAACTCTGACACTCCTACTTTTGACAACACGATTCCCGACGACCTCCCCCCTCGACGCAAGCAACCGAGACACCCAGATGAACCAACTGCCTCTTCAAGCGCTACTCCTCAAGCTTTCGATATCCACGAAGCTTGGTCTGAAGTACTTACAGTTTTCTCATCAAAATGTCTCGGCATTACCGACACCGATATCCTTGCAAAACGCGCTCGCACTTTTTCTGCTCTTTGGAAAGCCAGCCTTGATGTTTCCTCAGCTGTCAAATGGTTCCTTCCATTTGGCTACTGTCTCATCAACTACATCTCTGTAGCAATCACTGGCCATTCGCTTCTTAAGGACAACTCTCTTGAGTTGAAGAAGCGAATACCACAAACACGCGCTCTTCTCGTCGATCTCACTCTCCGCCTTGCAACCGGAGAAAAAGCTGTCGCCCTCATGCTCGCATTCTCTGATCTCTCC